GCCCTCTATTTAAAATTGTTCAGTGGCGAGATGTTCAAAGGCTTCCAGCATAATGCTATAGCTAGAGATCTCGTTATGAAGCGTACCTTGAAGAACGGCAAATCTTTACAGTTCATCTACACGGGGCGCACAAAAGCCGAATTTCATGTTCCAGGAAATTCCATCTTAGGAAACAGTGATGGCGCACCTCCAGTAGCAGAGAAGACTATTACAGTTGACGATCTACTTATTAGTTCAGCTTTCCTTTATGAATTGGATGAGACATTGGCTCATTACGATTTGAGGTCAGAGGTATCTAGAAAGATTGGATACGCTCTTGCTCAAAAGTATGACCGTCTTGTCTTTAGATCTTTAGTACGTGGTGCTCGTGTAGCTTCACCTATCACTAAGACTAACTTCGTAGAACCTGGTGGTACTCAGATCAAAGTTGGTACTGCTTCTAGTACTGCAGCTTCTGATGCTTATGACTCAGATAAGTTGGTGAATGCATTCTATGATGCAGCAGCCGCACTTGACGAGAAAGGGGTCAGTAACGACGGGAGATTCGGGATTTTGAACCCTCGTCAATATTATGAATTGATCCAAAAGGTTGGAGATAGTGGTTTGATAAACAGAGACTCACAAGGCTCAGCCCGTCAGAAGGGTAATGGCATTGTTGAGATCGCTGGTATCAAGATCTACAAGTCAATGAACCTACCGTTCTTTGGTTCTTACGGTACTAAGTATGGTACTGCAGGTGCTACGAACCCAGGTGTAACCGATCCAGGTAACACAGGAACATTCGTAAGCGAAGGAATTGAAGACGCTGAAGATTCAGATACAGGTATCAACAACGACTACGGTGCAACAGCTAACTTCAATAATACTTGCGGTATTATTGGACAACGTGAAGGTGCAGGTATCGTTGAAGCTATCGGACCTCAAGTTCAAGTAACCAAGGGTGATGTCTCCGTGATTTACCAAGGGGATGTGATATTAGGTCGCTTAGCATGTGGGGCAGATTATGTTAACCCAGCTGCTTGCGTAGAACTCTATGCAGGTGTGGCAACATCATCAGCACCAGCTGCTTTCTAAAGATAATTTCTTTACACATAGAGGGAGTCATTACGGCTCCCTTTTTTTTATTTATATTAATCAATTATGGCTTTTCCTACCACTAACGCTGCTCAAGAATTACCCGCTATAAATCAAATACTGATGGCTTGTGGTCAGGCTCCAGTCACCACTTTAGATGAAACCAACCCAGACGTTGCGATTGCATATCAAACTCTACTAGAGGTATCTAGAGAGGTACAAAGTGAAGGCTGGACTTTTAATAAAGAAGCCCATTACAAGATGACACCTGACTCAGGTACTAACCATATTGTCATCCCAAACAACATATTACAGATAGATCTCAGTGCTTCTAATGCTTCAGACAAACAAGCAATTAGAAAAGGTGGGAAGTTATATGACAAGGAACACCACACATGGGAATGGACAGATGGTGCCGTAGACTGCGACATCACATGGCTATTTGATTGGGTAGATCTACCAAGACCTATACAAGATTACATAACAGCTAGAGCATCTAGTGTTACCTCTAGTCGAATAGTAGGAGACAGTACTCAATACCAAATACTCCAACAGAAAGAAGCCTATATGAGAGCTATGGCTCTTGAGTATGAAACTACACAAGGTGATTATTCATTCTTTGGACATCCTGACGGAGCACACCCTTATGTCAGTTATCAACCATACAAAGCACTGAGCAGATAATGACAGCAGTTACGCAGAGGGTCTCTAACTATTTAAGTGGAGTCTCTAAACAAGCAGATAGTAAGAAACTTCCAGGTCAAGTAAAAGAATGTATTAATGGTCTACCTGATGTGACATTAGGCATGACTAAGAGACCTGGTTTTAAGTTCATATCTAAATTAAAAACTACAGGTGGTGCAGACTTCAGTGGAACTCAGTTAGATAATGCTAAGTGGTTCTACATTAATAGAGATACAAGTACTAGGTATATAGGATGTATTACACCTAAAGTAGGTAGTACTAATGGAAGTTTATATGTATGGAATGCAGACACTGGAGCTGCCTGTACTATCACTAATGGTTCAGCTCACGCCTACTTAACAGGAGTTAAGACTAACTACGACGTAACAACAGTTCAGGATACAACCATCATTTGTAATGATGCAGTCACTGTAACTACACAAGCTGCAGCTACAGACTTTGTAGCTCAGAGTAGAGGGACTCTTCTATTAAGTGGAAAGATAGAACAGATGCAGGGTTACGATTTCTCAGTAACTGTAGCTGGTCAAACAACAGCCTCTTATACAGCAGCAGCTAATGCTGACTTTGATGAGATACTAGATACTATTGAAGCTAGGATTAATGCTTTAAGTATTAGTGGTTTAACAGTAACTAAATATGGAACATCGCTTCAGTTAGATAGAGTAGTCAGTTCTACTAGAACCCCCTTCACTCTTGCCGCATCAGGCGGTGATGATAAAGAAAGATTTGTTGTCTTCCAAGACTGGGCTTCTAACGAATCTTGGCTACCTCCAAACTCATTTCATAACCATGTAGTAACTATAGTCAACTCACCTTTGTATGATGAGGATAACTACTACGCTAAGTTTGTAGCTGATAATGGAGCTGCAGGTTCAGGGTATTGGAAGGAGAGTTTAGGTAATAATCAATCTCCAGGTTTAACAGCCGCTACCATGCCTCATAGACTTCTTAATACAGGCACTAATGCATTTACTTTAGAGCCTATTACATGGGGAGATAGGAAGGTTGGAGATGATTTAACAAACAACCATCCTAGCTTTGTTGGTAAGACAATTAAAAAAACATTTTGGCATGACAATAGGCTTGGATTCTTATCTGAAGACAATGTCATCCTTAGTAGAGCTAAAGAACCTTATGAGTTATATGCGGTATCAGCTAGAACACATACAGCTGGTGATCCTATTGATGTTAATTGTGCATCAACTAGACCTACTAAACTTCATTCAGTTAAACCAGCTAGACAAGGTTTAATTTTATTTAGTAAGAATCAGCAATTTATCATCTATGCAGATAATGGACCTTTAACACCTCAATCTACAAAGATTAGAGCTATCTCTAATATGGAGATGAGCGATACAGTAGATCCAATAGATATTGGTACTCACTTTAACTTCATTAGTAAGACTCCTAACTTTGTAAGAGTCTTTGCTATGCAACCTAAAGGATTAGGAGAAAGTCCTGACATCCTTGATATAGGTCGTGTAGTTAATGAGTGGATAACAATAGATGTAGATACGTTGGTTGCAAGTATTCAGAATGAGTTCATTGCTATGTCTGCACAGGATAGTGATGAGATCTATTTTTATAGGACTTATAAGAATGGTGATGAATTATTAATGGAGTCTTGGTTTAAGTGGAAGTTGCCTGGAAGTGTCCAGTCAATGGCTCTCGATCAGGATGATATGTACTGTGTGACTAAGCAGGGTAATCAATACACGCTATCAAAAGCAAATCTAACTCAGAGTCCAGAGGTAGCAATCATAACCAACGCACAGGGTCAGAAGATTAATCCTTGTATGGATCTTTATGCACAGGCTAGTTCTGTAGCTTATGACTCTACCAACCTTTTCTCTAAGTGTTATCTACCTTATGCTAATTTAACTGATCAAAAGAATGTACTTATTGTTGCTGGTACAACAGCAGCTGGTACGTATAACAACTCTGGATTTACTATTACTCCAGAGGTAGGTACAGATGGTACTGGGACATACTTTAAAGTTCCTGGACAAGACCTTACAAATAATGCAAGTAACGTCTACGTAGGCTATGCCTATAACTTCGATTTGACGTTACCACAGATTTACTATCAACTTGATCCAGAAGGCAAATCTCGTGACTTTACAGCTAGTCTAACTGTTTCACGACTTAAATTTGATGTAGGTTTATCAGGTGTATTAGGTTTTAAACTGAATGCTGTTGGTAGGTTTGCAGGTAAGAAGCAGCATACAGGTGATAACTCTAATAAAGATTTTAAATGGACTGTAAGTGACCTTGATTATGTTGATAGAAGTCAAGTCAAAGTTAAGGTAAACAATGTAACTAATACAGCTTTTACTTTCCTAAGTGATACTGAAATTAGATTCACTACAGCACCTGCTGCTGGAGCGTCAGTACTTATCTACCTAGACGAGTGGTATCAACTACAACCTGTTACCGCAGCTAACACATATCTAGCTGATGACGTAGCACTAAATGAATCAACAATATTTACTTTACCAATACACCAAAGAAGTAAGAACTTTACTTTACGAGTCTTTAATGACTCACCATTTCCCGTCTCTCTCAACTCGATGATGTGGGAAGGAAACTACTCACCGAGATTTTATAGGAGGACTTAAGATATGGACCCAGGAACCGCATTAGTCGCTTCATCCATTATTAGTGGTATAGGCGGCTTCTTTGGTAGGAAATCAGCCAAGAAACAGAAGAACGCAGAGGATGCTTTCTACGAGAAGAAGCATCTTGAATATGACATGCCGTCATATGAAATGTTTGGTGACAAGCTACGGGCTGATGTAGCTTTCATGACTGAAGGCGTTAAATTAAAAGCAGCTAATGAAAAGAAGTTTGCTGCGTTTAAAGATAAAAACAACCTTCGTGCTTATCATCAACAGTTAAAAATAAGAACATTTCAACACGAGCAGCAGAAAAGATTATTTCAAAAGTCTGAACGTCTATATGTTCAATCAGTACAGCAAGCACAAGAACAGGCTGCTATACAAAGACAAGAAACTAAGCAATCCTTTGCATTTCAAAATGAAGATAGAATAATTGAAAGCATACAAAGGAAGGGTGAATTAGCAGCTACCTCTCAAGCAGGTAGGAGTGCAGTCAAGGCTGCTCAAGCTGAACTATATGATCAAGGTAGGCAAGTAGCAATAATGACGGAATCACTAATCAGTGCAGATAGGAATACCCGTATGGGATTAAGGGACTTCTTAAGGAAAGCAGACGCTCAACGTATGCTAAGACCAGAGAAAGGTCCAGAACCACTAAAACCACTGAAGACTCCACTGCATGATTATCAACTACCTAGAGCCTTAGAGGACTTTGACTTTGGAGTTGCACCTATGAAAGGTGTTTCGTTTACTCCAGTTCCTAGTATGGGGAGTGTCTTAGCTGGAGCAGCAAGTGCAGGTTTCAGTGCTTATGCAGCTGCAACACCAGGAACGAATAGCTTCGATATAAATAAAGTAAACAATAACGTATCGTTTCAATCCCCAACCGCAGGTTATGGTGATCTCACTTTCGGGATTAATTCAAATACACCGTCATTGGGTTACGGCTCACCTTAAATAATTAACAACAAATGGCAAAAGTACAATTCCAAGGGCAAGCCGTTGGAAAAGGCTTCAGCAATATAGACCCAGGATATACCGCACTTACTCGTTTACAGGAAAAGCAAGCTCAAGAGTTAGATAACCTTAAACAAGCAGAGAAAGATCGGAGAGATAGGGATCTACAGGCTGAAGGCGACCTCGAAAGAGTGATGAGAAATGAAGAAGCTAACCGTAAAGAAATCTACATTGAAGATAAGGTATTTTCTACACGGGAACGAGCACTTCAAGTCAACAAAGAAACCTTTGTTCAGAATGAAAAAGCTAAGATTAAGTCGATAGAAGCACAGAATGAGAACTTACAGAAACTCATTGGTTTTAGTAAAACAGCTTTTGAAGACTATCAGACAATAAAGAAGAAGGACTGGGATGCAACCATGGATGCGTCGTATAACTACTATATGACTCATGGTATGACTGAAGAGGACCAGCTTCGAGTTGAATTGTTAGAAGACAGGAACTGGGCAAAAGGTGAAGACCTTGAGCGTGTTGCTGATGAGATGAAAAGAGAGGGCTACACACCTGAAGAGGTGATGTGGGTACGTGGTAAAAATAGTGCTTCTGATTATGGAAGGCTAAAGGCTTACTCTGTAATGGCTGGTAATCAGTTTGGAGCTTGGGCTGCTAGTAAGCTTGGCGAGATGGATGCTAACACTCCAGAAGAAAAGCAAGCTGCCTTAGAGATACTTCAAATTCAATACCTCAAGGCTCATAAGTTATATGGTCTTAGTTCAGACTTTCTTGGTCCAATGTTTTCCAAGATGTCTGGTGCTAGAGATAGGATCTTAAATAAGGCAACACTTGATCAAGCTGTTCAGCAATCTCAAGCTAGAACAAGAGAAAAGATACAGGTATTAGTTTCTAATTTCCAACCTGGATCTGACTCTAGTCTTACTGCTCAAAGTGTTCTTGGAGTTCATGCTGCTTATACCAGAGAGTATAAGTCAAATGGTATTGATACCTATGATGATGCCCAAGCTAGAGATATGACCATTGAGCTGTTTAAAGAGGAAGGACTATTTTCTATAGACAGTAATCAAATAAGAGCAGCATTTAAAAACACTCCTTACGCTGGTCAGAATACCAATTGGTATGACGCTAATAAGGTCAAGATTGAGGAGATGATTAAGGAGAGAGAAGCTAAGATAAAAGGTATAAAAGATAGCCAAGCAGAAGAATTAAAAGCTGCAAAAGAAAAAGAACTTGTTGCAGCTGAACGCTACTTTAATCCAACAGAAGAAGATAGGGCAGCTGGTAAAGGTTGGAATAGAGACTACAAAGTTGGTCTTGAGGTTACACGTAAATTAGTTGCTAGTGGTCATTCTTCAGCTGTCGTTCAAGAAAGGTTTGGTGGCTATTTAGATGAAAGTGTACAGAGCCAAACCGACCCTAACTGGTATGAAGATCATTTTAATGACAAGCTTGATAACCACGAAATGACTGAGGACGATTGGAAAGATCCAAACTTACCTCACTCTATTAGGGATAATGCAAATTTAAAAGCTAGATGGGCTGCAGAAACTGCAATGATAAAGAGTGGTCAATATGAGGATAAATGGGAAAAAAAATTTAAGAGTGCTTTAAAATTCAGACTTAATGCTGAAGATGTTGCACATGAAAGTGGTCTAGATGATAGCTATTTCGGTGCTCTAGCAGCTGCAGAAAAGCAGTATAAAGACTGCCTATTGACTGAAGGGGAAACACCTGCTTCATGCGGTAAAGAAGTTTTGGCAGATATTAAAGAAGAGCCAACGAATACAAGAAACGAAGCTAATCCAAAGTACGGTGGTGCAGATGAGAAAACGACATTCGATACAAAAACAACAGAGGGTTCAGGTAAATCCTATTTTGTTGATTATGCTTATGATTTTACACAGCCAGAGGAAAGCCCACAGCAATTTATCACTCTAAACCAAAAGGAGTATGAAGCAGCTATAACTATGGTTGAAAATGATCCAAGCCTCTTATATAGCAATGTCGTTATTTCTGGTGATCAGATAAAAGAAATAGAAACAGCTATTAAAACTGGTAAAGATTTCAAGTATCCAAAGATTTTACTTGACATAACTAAAGGAGATGATAAACACGGTCATGTATCTGAGCTATTTAAAGTTCAAGTAGAGTTAGCTCAGAAACTAGGGATACTCGATAAACACGAGATAGATTTTACAGCTCTAGAACCAGCGTGGTTTAGGACAGTAGTCGATCCAGAAGCTGTAAACCTTATGAAGAA